TCATTTTTTCCAGAGGCGGTCGAACTCCGCCTTCGCAAAATAAGCGGAAGCCTGGCGAAGGATATCGTTACTGCGGCGCAGTTCACGATTTTCACGTTCCAGCTCTTTCAGACGCTGACGTTCAGCGGTGGTGAGCCCTCCATCACCGCCCCCGGTATCCCGCTCATGCTGGCGAACCCAGACACGCAGAGTCTCCGGCGTACAGCCAATCTTTGGAGCAATGGAACAAATTGTCGCCCATTGTGAGTCATATTCGCCCTGACTTTCCAGAACCATACGGACTGCCCGTTGACGGACTTCGGGGGAAAAACGAGTATTTTTAGTCATCCTGTTTACCTCTTTCTCAGGAAGTTTAGTCTCCAGGATTCCCGGGGCGGTTCAGATCAGCGGATTTGTCGCCGTCAGTACAGCATGTACCGGAACTTTAGGTTTTTTTCGTTGAGCGTCGCGAATAGCTTCACTGTGTGGACGTGCTGCATGAACCGGGCGGCTGTCTAAAATCACCCGATTAACGCCGCGCTGATGTAAACCGCGATTAAGCGTTTGTTCCTCTTCTCCTTTGGCGAAAAACTGTGGATGGCGGACTTCCACGCCATAATTAAATTCGCCAGGAAGAGAATCGAGAAAATGCCAAAGCGCAGGCAGCTCCCGTGGGCCGAATGTGGCAGGCAGTTGCAGCCAGTATTGCCCAATGCGCGGAGCCAACGGTGACATGCGGGTCAAAAATTCAGTCACTAAATCATCGCAATGCCGTAATGCTGCCTGATGCGAAATGGTCGCCGGAAACTTAAAACAGAAGCGGAAGTCATCTGTGGTCTGCTCACGCCAGCGCAGGACAACCTCGGGTTTCGGCAGGGCGTAAAGCGTGGTGTTGCCCTCCACGCAGTTAACATGACGGGTATTAAGGATTAACTTACTGATTTTAATAAGCCTCTGGTGTCACTTTGGTGACTATGGGGCATCATTGGGACATAATCTGTCAGCTTCTGATTCAGCATTGCGATCTGTTCTGCATTGCTGTCAGTCATCCATGCTCCGTATACATTGAATACCATCTGGGCACTTGCATGGCCCATCTGGCTGGCAATGAAGCTTGGGTTTGCTCCGGCAGATAATGACCAGCACGCATAAGTGTGTCGTGACTGGTATGCCTTTCGATGCCTGATCCCTGCACGCTTAATGGCTGTTTCCCATGAGTCACCTACAGAATCGACTTTGTAGACAAAACCTACCTGTTCGCTTTTTCTAACCACTTGAGGGTTAAACACGAAAGTACATTCATGGTTCACTGAACGTCCATATTCACGTAGTTGCACCTTGATGTTGTACTGCTTACCCAGTCTTGTCATTTCAGCCTGATTTTTCAGGACACTGATAGCGGGCTGGATAAGGTGCACAACCCTGTTTGTGCTTGCTTCAGTTTTCGGTAGAGTGAACTCACCAAGTTTCGTATAATTGCGCCTGATGGTAATTGTTCCTGCCTTCAGATCGATATCTTCCCAGGCCAGGGAGACCAGTTCACCGTGACGCATTCCTGTGTACACAGCCAATGACCACAGGTTTTTCGTCTGCTGATGTCGGCAAGCATCTATCAGGCGAATAAATTCGTCACGAGTTAGCGGATCTGGCTCTGCCCTGGCTCTTTTAAGAGGCTTAATTCCCTGGAAGGGATTTGCTTCTAAGTAACCGTGATCTGCAGCAAACTGAAACATTCCAGCGATTGTCGTCATGTAATAATTTACAGTAACGACGCTCCGTCCTTTTGCTGCTGCTTTGTTTTTCGTTGAATTCTGATACCCGGTCAGCAAATCTTTCCTGATATACAGCAATTCCTCTTTGGTTACCGATGACACCAGTCTACTGCCTCCAATTTTCGGAACCATCGTTCTTGCAACGGATTCATAGCGATTGAATGCATTTGCAGAGATTTCCATTCGTTTCAGATCCAGCCACTTTTCTTCAAGTTCCTTCACCGTAATTTCTTTTTTACTTACCCCAAAAGCCTGAAGGTTGGGGGAGTCAGGGAACTGTGCAGCATAATCAAAGCTTCCTGTGCGGATGGCAAAACATACTGATGTCCGCAGTTCCCCGGCGATCTTCCTGTTCTTGGCAGTGTCAGGGACACCAAGATTTTCCCTGACACGTTTACCTTTAAAATTAAACCAGATGCGTAATGTGCCGCCGTGGTTTTCGACGCCTGTTGGATATTTGACTTTATCCATCGATACCTCCAGACGCCCAAGAGCGATACGAGCTTACATATTTCATGATATTAAATCACCTGGGTTGTTTGTTTTTCATTGAGGCGACCCAGGCATCTATTGCTTTTCTGTTATACATACATTCACTGGAAGGCTTTGGATTACCGTCTGGTGATACGTGAATATACTCTCTTCCAACCATCCAGCATTCTTTCCGGGCCCGAAGAATTGTGCCTGGTTTGAGCCCGGTAATTGCGATAAGAACGCTTTCACAAACCCATTCATTGGGAGCCAGTTGAATCACATTGCCCATGTATTACCTCACACAACACTCAGCCCACGGCAGTGGCACCACACTTCAAACATTCGCTTCACAACTTCACGACAGTAGAAGCCGTCAACATCTCGCGTCAGGTCATAGCGATTGCAGTAACGCTGGTGGACCCATCGTTCAAATGCTTTATTCATTCTTTACTTCCTTTTTATGGCTCGTAATTTTTTCAGGTGCTTTTCCTGCTCAGTGTCCGCGAGAATTTTGCGGTACTCCTGGTGGTCAATATGTTCGAACAGGCAGTTTAACTCACCAATGCGTACCCGCCCGGATCGTCCGTCCATCCGTCGAAAGAACACTGAGTGCTCAGTGATGCGAGTAATCACCACGGGGTATCCAGCTCTGTCCGTGTATATCTGACCGCGTTGAATCAAAGCGAACATGTGGTTATCCCCATCGACAAATCGAGAACACAACAAACGCTGCTGCGAATACCACCCCCAGAGTTACGATTGCATCAGGCCAGCTCATTGATTCACCTCCTGCCTGTCGTCCGGCATTCGCTCACTACAGCTTATCCAACCATCCGGAGTTACCGGAGAGCTGGTTGACGCTTCCGGGATTTTCCGAAAATTATTGGTTGACGAATCTTTATTTTCCCGAAAGTTTCCGGACTGAAGCATGGCTTCGCGGCAATCGTTCCAGCCTGTAGCGTATGCAGCCGCTTTGCTGCTGCCTTCAACTGGCGCATCCTGCCAATACATTTCTTCCGGCACTACCGGCGCTGGAGGGGCGGCGTAAATGCCCTCTATCACTAAATGTTTGCGCTCAAAATCATCTGGCTCTCGATGATATACGTAACTCCAATCACCAAGGTTATCATTGCGCCTGCAACGGAAACCTATCGGCTCTGCTTCCAGCGATGCCAGAGCAATTCGTGCCAGTTCTTCCGCTTCTTCTGCTGGCAGTACAACGTTGCTACCCGGTCCGTATGTTTCGCGCCACTGCTTGATTGTCAGCAGTCGCTCTTTGGTAATAGTGATCATGCCGCGTTTCCTTCTTTCTTATTAACAATTACACCGTCATATATTTCATTAAGGTGCCCTCTCAACTCCATGCGCCTTAATGCAGATAACATGTAATCGCATTCAACCTGCTTATTCCCGGTAAATGGCTTATCGTCAGGATTACCCCAACAGCAATTACCCCTGGGCCATCCATGTACTTTCCGTACTCTTCCGTTAACAACGTGAAGTAATCCCCAGCCGGGAGGTAAATCCTCAACTGAAATAATTTCCGGCTCACTAATAAAGAATCGCCAGTCGCCCATGCCAAGTGAGGGATTTTTACGGAAACGCTTTTTTCTATCTGCCAACAAGTCAGCACGAGAACACTTCGCCTCTATCAGGCATGATGCTGAATTTCTGAATCCCATAGCATCTGGCTGTTCTCCGGTACTGGTTACAGCAACAAAGCGGTCATGAAAGCAAACCTTGAACCCGTTGCGCTTAAGGAACTTGTACGCAATCTGACAGAGTTCGTGGTGTGTTAACGCCATATCACTCTCCTTTGATGCGAATGTCAGCGACGCGTAATGCGTGTTCTAGGTCAATCAGGTAAAGCCAACTGCCATTTTCTTTAGGTATCATGACTTGTCGCTCATCTGCATTTATGGGGTGTCCATATCGAAGGTCGTAGCGAGTCGGTAATTGAACTTCCCGCGCTTCCAGTTCAGCAATACGCTTGCACCCATCAGAGATAACTCCCTCATAATACTCGCGCTGCTCGTTGAGTTTTGATTTTGTCTCCTCAAGCTCAACGCGCAGCTTCCCTACCGTTAGCGCAATATCCTCGTTCTCCTGGTCGCGGCGTTTGATGTATTGCTGGTTTCTTTCCTGTTCATCCAGCAGTGCCAGCACGGTAGCCGGGTTAGCCTCTGCTATGAATTCAGCGTTTGCATAAGCCTGAGCATCTGTTTCAACCAGGCAGTTAACGTGACATTCTGCAATTACGCCACCGGGTTCTCCTTTCCATTTTTGACAAACAAAAACTCCTGTTAAATTGCCGTGTTGGTTAACAGATGTATGCCCTACGATGTAGCTTCCTTTAGTTGCTTTCTCTGCCTTTTCACGCAGTACCTGATAGTTAATGTTGCTCACTGGTTGCCTCCTTTACGGATCTGCGCTGCGATGCACGAAAAAAAAGACTTTCGCGTATGACTGTTAAGAGCTGGCGCGAACGCCGCGTTAAGAACGGCGGCATCACAGCCGTCATCGATATAGAGCGCAATTTTTTTCTCCAGGCGTGCTTTGGCTTCCTGCAACTGCATATCCCGGCACGCACGCGGGATATACTCAGCAATTTGAGCGATAGATTTTTCGTTCTGTTTAAACATGCTTCACCTCGATAGGCTTGATGGTATCGATCAGCAGTCGGCGGCGAGTATTTTCTGCAAAGTGGCGGCGTCCGGTTTCTTTGTGGTAAAACTCGTTTTTTCCGACGACCCACATCCGCTTTGTCTGGTGCAGTTTTTTTACCTGCGGACCGTCTCGGGTGATAACAATTCCTGTATGAGTTTTTATCACGCTCATTTTTTATTCTTCGGTGCTTTCGGCATTACTGCCCAGTGAGTGATATTGACGTTTTCAAGGTCCCCGACCTGAAATGTCCACAGCCATTCTCCGGTTTCTTTTTGTCCCCAGGTGTACCAGAGAGAACGCCAGCCAATTAGCCAGCCTTCTCCGTTAGCATCAAATAACAGAACACTTTCATTTGCTGGTGGCAGTTCAGCTGACACTGGTATTATTTTGTTTTCCAGTGCCGCACATTTAGCTTCAAGCGCGTCGAATTTACGTAACAGGTACTCAGCATTTGTTTCATTCACTTTCAGATCTCGCGGTACACATTTCCCGCGAAGAAACCCTTCCATTTCGAAAACATTCATGCGCATTTGCGTAACTCCGATAAATCGTTAAAACGTTCCATAAACATCCCGTAGGCATGACCCGGTGCCAGTGGAATCACGTTGAACATCTCTGTTGCCGGGATGCCTTCCAGTACAGGCCAGAAAGAGCCATCATCAAGCCCGAGATCGCGGCGTTCGGTTGCCAGCATGATGAGATCGGCATATTTCACGGGTGTACTCATAACTGGGGGTAACCCGTATTTCTCACGGATTACGGCGTCTATTTTTTCTTCCATCCGTTTATAGTCAGGAAGAAGGCGTTTCAGTGGTGCGGGAATGTCCTGGCAATACGCTTCTGTTGCATCATGCATTAACGCTTCAAAAGCAAATTCCTGCGGCACCAGCTGGCTGCAAAGAACCGCATGTTGGGCGACGCTGTAGAAGTGCGAAAGATGACCGGCAAAGCGACAGATATTTGAAAGGGAAACCGCGATATCGTTAATATCGATGTCGTCTTTATTTATCTTGTCATAATAAAAATGCTTCCCGGAAAAAGTTTTAATAAATGACATTTTGTTCTCCACGTATATGCACTGCACCGCGCTGAATTCTGGTAAAAGGAAGCCCTCACCATCCGGTGATTATTGAGTTAATTACGTTTCCATAAATGCCCCCGCAGGGGCATTTGCAGTAATGAAATCAGGCGGTGAAAGTACCAATAAAGGTTTCTACTTTGCTGTCTTTGAATTTCTCAACAAGCAGATCACGAAATTCGTTAGCCATTTCTTCCTGCACCGCTTCCAGCTGAATAATGCGCAGAACCAGTACAGGACGATCGCCAGTGATAATGCTGAGGCGTAATTTAAACGGACGTTCTTTCAGACCTTCAAACGGAACGCATTTAAATTCAAATGCCACTGGCATAATGTCTTTGGTCTTCGCTTCGACAGACTCCATCAGGGAGCGTTTGCCGCTGAAGTAATTATCTTCAAAATCAGCGGTCTGGTTTGCTTCAATCGTGATTTTACGGACTGCCGCAGCCGCTTTTGTTGCCTGAATAGCGTCACCATTAGCATCAAAGCCCACAAGGTAGTCGGCCCAGTCTTCGATCCATTCTGCCAGTGACTTCTGGGAGTTACGCTCGCCGTTAACAGACAACAGAGCAGAGAACGGTGCTGTCTTTTTCAGTTTGAGAGTGGCAGTGTTATCTGCGTGACCTGGCTCATCAATAGTACCCAGGTTAAGCACACTGACGGCACGCATATTATCGGCATCGATAAAGCAGCGGGTGCCTTCATCTGCAAGATCTTTAGAATAACGGGTAAAATCATCGATGCTGGCAGTGGAAAGTGCACCACGGAAACGGAAGCGATTTAAATTAAATTTTTCCAGATCATGAATGCGGAAATTCTCAGGCAATGCCACAGCATCGGCACCAATCTTACTGATAATTTCATTAACACCCTGAGCAGAAATAAGGGCATGGATTTGATTAATTGCGGTTGCGTCTAAGTTCTGAGACATAATAAGTCCTCACTATATAAAGATATTCAGTGATGAGATAAATAATCAGTTTATTACGAACGATATTAACGACCTGCTGCGCGGAGTTTTCCGTCAGGTTCACCGGCAAGAGTCAGTAATTGTCCCTGGTCTTCCTGCAGAATAGTCAGGCGACCACCTCGATTGACATACATCGGCGTTTCGGTGGTGTCTTCTTCGGAGATTTTCCCGCGGTTAGTCGGGCGAACATATGAGAGTTTGTGTTTGATTTTCACACGGTTCTCATCAAACGGTTCGATGTCCAGATTGACCGAGACTTTACCTTTGTTTTTCGTGTTCATCACACCGGAAGCGACTTCACTGAGAACTGCGCCGAGTTTGGTTTCAAATACGCCGCCGTCCAGTTCTACGATAAATACCTGCACATCAGTACTGCGTACGCTAGCCATTTTGCTGCTCCTCATCATACCGACCCTGCAAGGTCGGTTGGTTTCTCCACAAAACAGAGAAGAACACCTGCGGTGACAGCCGCCCGGATGGATTGGGTTATGAGCCCGTCGTCCGGTGATGCTCTTCTCTGTTTTGTAAAAAGAGCGGTACCAGCCGGAAGCAAGGGTACAAACTGGTACCGCCAAAGCAGTGGCTGTTGTGGTGGGGTTGTCACTCAGGCGTATGGTCAACCTGACAATCCGGTGTCCTCAACGGGGAAAGAGTAACCCCGCCATACTTACCGCCGCGCCATTTCGCGGATTACCACAACGCTGAGAGCACTTAGCCAGTTACGGCACCACACTTTGTCGCGGTTCCATAAATGCCCTCATCGTTGCACCCTGGTCTCTTCCCAGGCGTCAAACCGGATCGCCACGCTGGTTAGGCGTCTTATCAGCATCATCATTGACTTGCACATTCCGGCTACCTGGTTTGTTTGCCCGAGCAAGGAGTGGATTGTCCCCTTTAACGTCACCAGACCGCTAACGACGCATGTGCCATACGCCGTGTTACAACCAAATTTTGTTAGTACCTTGTTTGTATGTCTGGAAAGAAAGATAAAATGAAGTTGCGCATTATGCAAGTGTTTTTATTGCGAGATATGCAATTTGGTGGGTAATGAAAAGCCACCTTCTGGTGGCTAATTGATGTTGAGGTAGGGGTTAATTGTGTCGCTTAAGGGTTTGTGACTGACTGATTAAGACCTTTCCAAAGACCATAAACCGATGTTCGTTTTCGCTGGTAATTCCCCATTCGCGGTAAATCTGATTATCAGAAATTACCAGCAGTTTATCAGGTATCATTTGCAGTCGTTTGACGTAAATTTTATCATCAAAACCAAATACATATATACCATCCCCATCAAACTGATTGATACTGATATCAACGAAGATGAGATCTCCTGGCTCAATGGTTGGACACATACTGTCCCCACGAACGTTGATAACTTTAATGTGATTGGCTGGCCGTCCGCCAAACATCGATACAGCATTATCAGTTCTGTATTCAATGGCATGAATCACATCAATGACATCACCGCCCTGGATAAGGCCATTTCCCGCACTGGCACTGACATCCAGCATTTCAATACGGAATACATCCTTCACCTGCGCAACATCCTCACCAATACTGTTTTTACATACAGTATTACTTTTGACGTCTGAGGTAAAGAGATCAGCGATATCAACACCTAAGCTCCTGGCAATATTACTCAGGGCTTGTTCAGTGAATTGTTTCTGCTTACCTGTTTCCAGGCGTGAGATATTCGCCGCATCCACTCCTATTGCTTCAGCGAGATCGGCGATTTTCATGTTCTTCGCCTGGCGAAGTTGTCTGACTCGGTTTCCTATGTTCATGCGTTTATTACATTTCTTTATTGCGCGTTAAGCAAATCAACTTGCGCAAAATATTTGCGTGAAATAATATGCTCATCACGCAATATGTGGAGGTTATATGCAATCACCATTACGGAATGTGCGTAAGGCGCACGGATTTACTTTGCAGCATGTTGCTGCGGGCGTTCAGGTCAATCCAGCGACGCTGAGTCGTATTGAAAGACTGGAACAAATTCCATCTATCGATCTTGCAGAACGTCTGGCCAATTTTTTTAAGGGTGAAATCAGCGAAATGCAGATTCTTTATCCGGCACGTTTTCAATCTAGCCAAAACCAGAATGGGTTTAAACCACAGGAACAGGAGGTAAGCCGTGGGTAATCATCACTGGAAAGTGGAAAAACAGCCTGAGTGGTACGTGAAAGCTGTCAGAAAAACTATCGCGGCGTTGCCGGGGGGTTACGCTGAAGCTGCTGAGTGGCTGGATGTAACAGAGAACGCATTATTCAACCGCCTTCGTGCAGATGGCGATCAGATTTTCCCGCTGGGATGGGCAATGGTTTTACAGCGTGCGGCTGGCACTCACTACATTGCGGATGCTGTCGCACAGTCTGCTGGTGGGGTGTTCGTATCGCTTCCTGAAATTGAGGCAGTAGAGAACGCCGATATAAACCAGCGCCTGCTGGAAGTCATTGAACAGATCGGCAGTTATTCCAGACAGATTCGTTCAGCAATCGAAGACGGTGTAGTGGAACCGCATGAGAAGACAGCAATTAACGACGAACTGTATCTTTCAATTTCGAAGCTCCAGGAGCATGCAGCACTGGTCTACAAAATCTTCTGCGCTCCAGAAAAGAGTAACGCCCGCGAGTGTGCAGCTCCGGGCGTCGTGGCGTCGATTGCTTCTGGTTGTGGAGAAACTAACGCATGAATAGTTTAACGGCAAATAACCGTTTGTCGCAACAGCTGGTGGTCAGCGTCGCTGAACACCTGTTGTTACGGCATGAATGCAGATTACCAAATCACCTGGCTGTAAGTAACCACAGAGAACTTTACCTGACTGTGGGGGGCGAGTTGTGCAGGAACTTAACCGCTGGTTTCGTGACGGAAGAGGGCTTTATGTCCATGTTATTCGTTGGGAGCCAGAAACACAGCGCGTTATCTATCTTCGCAAAGACTACCCGCATGAGTGCTTTAGTCCTTTGTGGAAATTCAGGCGTGATTTTGTTGAGTGTGAAGGACCACCAGCATATTGATTCTGCAATTCCGGGACGTTACACTGTTCAGGCACCTTATAAAGCGGGTGCCGGGATTGGCGTCCTGAAATTGTCAACGGCGATGTATGACGCGCCAGCGTCTTTTTTATCGTCCGCATTTGCTCACATCCAGATTATGGTGGGCTGGGCGGGGGCACCGAAAGGTGCGCCGGTCTCCGTTGACGCCGGTTACGCCAACCCCGTCCAGTTCACCACCAGTGAAATTGGCGTTTCCGGTGGTGGAAGTTTTTCACTGTCAACGGAGGCTGCCATCATGGCTACGATCCCAGCCCTCACTCAACCTGAAATCACCATTGACAACGGCCAGGCCGTTACCACTTCTTTGGCTGTTGCCAACTTCTTCTCCAAGCGTCACGACGATGTGCTGAAAAAGATCCGCACTCTGGATTGTTCCCCTGAGTTTTGTGCCCGCAATTTTGCGGAGACATCGATTTCGGTAAATCAACCGAACGGTGGTACACGCAAGCTCCTTTGCTATCAAATCACACGAGACGGTTTTGCGTTTCTTGCTATGGGTTTCACGGGTAAACGTGCTGCCCGGTTCAAAGAGGCATACATCAATGCCTTTAACCAGATGGAAAAACTGCTTTCAAAGCCATCCACGCTGAGCGATGCCGCAGATAACGCCAGCGTGCTTTACTCCCACCTGTCGGTAATCCACAAGGTCTGGCTGCAGCAGCTTTATCCCATGTTGGCAAAAGCCGAATCCCCGCTGGCTGTAAGTCTGTATGACCGCATCAACGACGCGGCGCTACTGGCCAGTCTCATAAATTTGTCGCTGAACCCTTCAGAGGTAAGGGGGCGTAAATGATCCGGAATATTTTCAAACGGTTTACCAATCATACTTTCCGTTGTCCTCGTCCGGGTCAGTGGTACACCACGCCTGCAGGGCATGTTCTACGTGTTAGCCTGGTTGACCGTGAATGTCAGAAGGTGATTTGTGAACCGCTGGGCCGTAATTACCGCGTCAGTATGCCGCTTATAGCCTTTCGCTCCGGAAAAAACATGAAGCATCTCGGAGGTGCTGCATGAGTATGGAGTTGATGGTTAAAGCGATGAAAATTCGAGTGGGAAATCCATTGCGAAAACTGGTTCTGATTAAGCTGGCTGATAATGCCAGCGATCAGGGTGAGTGCTGGCCCAGCTACCAGCATATTGCTGACCAGTGCGAGATTAGCAAACGTTCTGTGATGAATCATATTGCGGCCCTTTGTGAGTCCGGGCTGGTAAAAAAAGTCACCCGGAAAGGTGAAAAAGGTAACTCAAGTAATATCTATCTCCTTCATCTTGATGGTGCAGGAGATTCACTAGGGGGTAGTGCAAATAATTCACTATCTGGTGCAGCAAATTCACCAGGTAGTGCAGGAGTTGCACCAGGGGGTAGTGCAGGAGATTCACCCAGAACCAGTCACTCTTTTGAACCAGTCAAAGAACCAGTCAATGAACCAATAGCTGTTGGTGCATCTGCTGATGAGTCTGTGCGAGTTCGTTCAAACCGACCGGAATACTCTCCGGAGTTTGAGCAGGCATGGCTGGCCTATCCAAAACGTGCTGGTGGCAATTCAAAATCTGCAGCCTTCAAAGCCTGGAAAGCCCGTTTGAATGAGGGGGTAAACCCCGAAACCATGCTGGAAGGTGTGAAACGCTACGCGGGCTGGGTATCTGCGATGGGTAACAGCGGCACACAATTTGTGAAACAGGCTGTCACGTTCTTTGGCCCGGATCGTCATTTCGAAGAATCCTGGGAAGTTCCTGCGGTATCTGCAGTCAGACGCGAGGACCCGTACTTCAAAGCCAGTTACGACAACGTGGACTACAGCCAGATCCCGGAAGGATTCAGGGGGTGATCATGAGTCTTTTGAATGAAGTTCAGAAATTCATTGAAGCCCATCCGGGCTGTACTTCCGGAGACATTGCGGATGCTTTTGCTGGTTACTCACGGCAGCGCGTTCTGCAGTCAGCAAGCAAGTTACGTCAGAGTGGGCGTGTGGCTCACCGTTGTGAAGGAGATACACGCAGACATTTCCCACGCCTGACTGAGAGAGCGCAGGATCCGGAACCACAACCAGTTCGTGAAACCAGACCTGTGCGCAATTTCTATGTCGGCACTAACGATCCCCGTGTGATTTTGTGCCTGACCCGCCAGGCTGAAGAACTGGAGTCCAGGGGCTTATACCGTCGTGCTGCAACGGTGTGGATGGCGGCATTCCGTGAAAGCCACTCCCAGCCAGAACGAAACAATTTTCTGGCACGTCGTGAGCGGTGCTTACGGAAAAGCAGCAAGCGCGCTGCATCGGGTGAAGAGTGGTATCTGTCAGGGAATTTCGTGGGGGCTTAATGAGTAATAAATATTGCCAGGCGCTGGTGGAACTGCGGAACAAACCAGCCCATGAACTGAAGGAAGTGGGCGATCAGTGGCGCACGCCGGACAACATTTTCTGGGGAATTAACACCCTGTTTGGCCCGTTTGTTCTGGATCTGTTCACTGACGGTGATAACGCCAAATGTGCTGCGTATTACACTGCGGAAGACAACGCGCTGGCGCATGACTGGTCTGAACGTCTTGCGGAGCTTAAAGGTGCTGCCTTTGGTAATCCCCCGTACAGCCGCGCCAGTCAGCATGAGGGGCAATACATCACCGGCATGCGTTACATCATGAAACATGCCAGTGCCATGCGTGATAAAGGCGGGCGCTATGTTTTCCTGATCAAAGCTGCCACCAGCGAAGTGTGGTGGCCGGAAGATGCAGATCATATTGCTTTTATTCGCGGGCGTATTGGTTTTGAACTGCCTGCCTGGTTTATCCCGAAAGACGAAAAGCAGGTGCCAACAGGTGCTTTCTTCGCTGGTGCTATTGCTGTTTTCGACAAGACCTGGAAGGGACCGGCAATCAGCTACATAGGGCGCGATGAACTTGAGGCATGTGGTGAGGCGTTTCTGGCGCAGGTTCGCCAGCAGGCGGAAAAACTGGTCAGGGAGATGGCGGCATGACGACGTTAACTCAATGCCAGCAGCAGGTGCTGGATATGCTGATTTCTTATCAGAAAGAACGTGGCTTCCCGCCAACCAATCAGGAGGTGGCAACCATGCTGGGATACCGTTCGGTGAATGCAGCGGTGGAGCATCTTCGCGCACTGGAGAAAAAAGGCGTCATCACGATAAAGCGTGGCGTGGCCCGGGGGATAACGCTTCATACTGCGATGAAGGACGACGACAGCGAGGCGGTCGGGATTATCCGCGCACTGCTTGCCGGTGAGGAAAACGCAAGGCTGCGTGCAACCCACTGGTTACATGAGAGGGGCCTGAAAGTATGAAGCTAATACTGCCTTTTCCGCCCAGCGTGAACACGTACTGGCGACACCCCAACAAAGGGGCGTTTGCTGGTAAGAGCCTGATAAGCGCGGCGGGGCGAAAATTCCAGAGCGCGGCGTGTGCAGCAATAGTTGAGCAGTTACGTCGTCTGCCGAAACCAACGTCGGCACCTGCTTCAGTGGAGATCGTGTTGTTTCCTCCGGATAACCGGATCCGCGATCTGGACAACTATAACAAGGCGCTGTTTGACGCCCTGACCCACGCGGGTGTGTGGGAAGACGACAGTCAGGTGAAAAGAATGCTGGTGGAGTGGGGACCGGTTATCCCGGAGGGGAAGGTCGAGATCACTATCAGTAAGTACGAAAAAGCGAGTTGCAAATTAGCAACTCGGTAACGGAATTGAGCAACACCCTAAATTTGGGTATTACCTCGTTAAAGATACTGTATTTATGAACAGTGTATCCTTGATAACTATTAAAAATCGCAGTAAGTTCATCCTGCATCAACGAAAAGGGAGTGCAGTCCCGCTCGTGGATAAAAATTTGTGGAGAAACCAATGAATCAGTTGCTTGTAATTGATGGCGTTTCTGTGCGCCAGTACTTCGAATCTAACTACTGTCTTAACGACCTTCAGAAAGCTGCTCTTCTTGCCGCTGGTGAGAATCGCTCCTCCCGTTCGCTGGAAGTTCACGAGTTTATGCGTCGTCCTGAAACGAAGGCTCTTGTGGAATTATTGGAAGAAGAAACTACGGGAGATTCCCGTAGTATTCCTGTCATCACCATTCAGGGGCGCAATGGTGGGACGTATGTCTGTAAAGAGCTGGTCTATGCATATGCAATGTGGATCAGCCCGGCATTCAGCTTAAAAGTGATACGTACTTTTGATGCGCTTCATAATTCATCACCAGAAGAAACCACATCCGACAAAATTAAATCCGGGGTCATTCTGCTTGAATCAGCAGCAAAGACTCTAAATCTGTCAAACTCCTCGAAACTTGGTGCATACCAGAAATTATCAAAGGTAGCTGGTCTTCCTGAACTTATGCCGATCTATGCCATTGATGCACCTGCTGATGCGCCAGATGGTTCAAGCCGCCCTACGCTGTCGCTGAGTGCACTGCTGAAGCAGTATGGTATCCGCCTGACGGCTAATCAGGCATATCACCAGATGGCGAAGCTGGGGATCGTTGAACAACGCGAACGATACAGCCGTACCGCGATTAACAACATCAAAAAATTCTGGTCGCTGACCGCGAAAGGCTGCATGTTCGGCAAGAACATCACCAGTCCTGCAAATCCGCGCGAGACGCAGCCGCATTTCTTCGAATCCCGATTTCCTGAGCTGTTAAAGCTGCTCGATACCGTTCATTGAGGTGACTGTGAGAGCACTACTGACCCCTGAAATTGCCCCGCGTATGGGGATCGTATTGTTCAGGCCAGGTTCAGAGCTGATGCCCCTGTTTATGCAGGGGCGTGTCCTGCTGGAGCCTGAGCCGGAGCGTTATTCATCTTTCGCCAGTGGTGCCGTTCCGGCGGCATCACAACCGCTGGCGGATGATCCTGCCGTTCGGGCCGTGTTCCGCCATGAGGCAGTGATCCGTCGTGCTGGTGGCGTGGAATGTCTTGAAAGCTGGTTACTTCGTGAAAAAGGCTGCCAGTGGCCTCATTCCGGATGGCACAGCGAGAACATGACCACAATGCGACACGCTCCGGGTGCAATCCGTCTGTGCTGGCACTGCGATAACCAGCTGCGCGATCAGTTCACGGAACGGCTGGAATCAATGGCAACGGATAACTGTGCCCGCTGGGTGTTGTCTGTTGTGCGTCGGGATCTCGGTTTTGATGACAGTCACGTTGTGACAATGCCGGAACTGTGCTGGTGGCTGATTCGTAATGACCTGGCGGATGCCTTACCGGAAAGTGCAGCCCGTAAGGCACTGAGATTACCGAAGCCTGTTGTGCCGTCTGTCACCCGGGAAAGTGACCTTGTGCCTTCGGTTCCTGCCACCAGCATCATCCAGGATAAAGCGAAAAAGGTGCTGGCGCTGAAAGTGGATCCGGAGTCGCCGGAGTCTTTTATGTTACGCCCCAAACGTCGCCGCTGGGTTAATGAAAAGTACACGCGCTGGGTTAAGACGCAGCCGTGTGCATGTTGTGGAAAGCCTGCTGATGATCCCCACCACCTGATAGGCCACGGTCAGGGGGGAATGGGTACAAAAGCGCATGACCTCTTCGTGCTGCCTTTGTGCAGAAAGCATCACGACGAGCTGCATGCGGATACCGTGGCATTTGAAGAGAAGTATGGCTCCCAGCTGGAGCTGATATTTCGTTTTATCGATCGTGCGCTGGCAATAGGCGTGCTGGCCTGATTTTGTGGAGAAAGTTGATGCGTGATATTCAAATGGTTCTTGAACGTTGGGGGGCATGGGTGGCAAATAATCACGAGGATGTGGAATGGTCATCTGTTGCTGCAGGTTTTAAGGGATTAATTCCTTCGAAAGTAAAATCCCGCCCGCAATGTAGCGATGACGATGGCCTGATCATTAGCTCTGCGATGACAGTTCTTAAGAAAAAGGAACCGTATCAATACGAATTACTGGAAATGTATTATGTGTATGGGGTTACATTACGGGTGTTGGGGGTAAAACTGGGGATATCACTTAATCAGGTTGTTATCAGACTGCAGAAAGCTGAAGGGTTTATTGACGGTTGTCTGGCAATGTTGGGGGTATCTTTAGAAATTGATTGTTACATATAGTAATAAATTCAATCAAAGTAAATAATCATATTTTATTATAACCTCCTGATGATACCTGTTCATTGGGAGGTTATTATGGATAAAAATGTAGAGCATGTATTAGTTGATGCAATTGAAAATAAGCAATCTTTAACAGTCGTTTACTTAGGAGGGAGCCAGCCCGGAACATTAAGGAATATTTCTCCGATTAGTATAAATGGGGATAAATTGCGGGCAAGATGCCATAGTTCTGGAGCAGTAAAGGTTTTCAATCTTGGGAAAATACAGTTACCCAGTGACTCCTGCGCGGTATCTATGCACTATGGAGATTTAGAAGTTAAAGCTTATGAGACGATGCAGAGCGTAAATGACAACTTTCATGCCCTTTATCCTGAAGGACGATGGGGTGTTGATTTTAATGAGCATCGCTTTGCTTTATTTGATTTTTTTAAAAACGGGAAACGAAAAAAAACGGCATTTATGGCAATTGAGTTCAGGGAAAGAGATGAAGAGAAAATAATAACAGGTGTAACAATTGATATTGGTATATCTGGAACAGTGATTTCTGAGAAGTCCCGAATCCCAAAAAGACGACCATGGGTAGTGGTTGGTCCCGAACACGGAGAATACAGTACTTATTCAACTTTGGACAAGGCTGCTACAGCGTTTTTTGAGAGGCTTTCGTTGATAGCATCCGGCCTGGAAGATAATTGATTTTATGTTTGGTATTCAGAGTTCGCCGTGCTTAAGAAAGTCAAGATTCTAAAAATACTGAATGAGCTACTTGTGTTATAACAAAAATGCTATTAGTGTGTTAAGAGTGGTTACTTCGCCACACAACTTAAACCCGCCACTGAGCGGGTTTTTTGTACCTGTAAACTTGGTGCAGTACAGTAAACACGCTGGTGGTCGTGAATACTGGCTTTTTATCTTGCTGGCTTTTTAGACAAGAGTTATTGGTATGTCACGTTAACCGGAAAGGGTAAAAAGACATGCTGAAACAGCAGGATATGACAGAAACCGCCAGAGTTGTGTTTGATGAATTAAGCGTTACCGAACCGGCGACAGTCGGGGAGATTGCGCAGAATACTTACCTTTCACGCGAACGCTGCCAGTTAATACTGACCCAGCTTGTTATGGCGGGTCTGGCAGACTATCAGTGCGGTTGTTACAGACGCCTTCAGTCCTGAAGGCTTTTTATTTGTGGTGAATGGGCGGCTGGTGGGGGGGCGACACCTGTCAGTCCTTTGCTTATGTGTTGATGATAATTTACCTTTTGGGGCTATAATTGAGCTAACCAATTGCTAATGAAAGTAAAATTATAATGGCTGTTGTCTGTTCAGTTATCATGGTTTGCTCCCCAATTAATATTTTTCTTGAAAAGGATACGTTGTCACTTAAGCCAGGCTCAGTTGTTCTGGCCACCAAATGCATCAGGGAGCTTTTCCTTATGCATTATGGCAAAGTTAAAATTGTCGATATAAGCGAATCCGTCGTAAGTCAATATCTGGAAAGTCAGCATAAGCTGACGAGGACTCGTCTGACTGACATTCCGCTTTACCTGTTGCTGGAACCCAACAATCCTGCGTTGGCTGCGGCTTTAATTACCAGCCAGGGATTTTCCGGAGAGGCCACGGATATGTTTCTTATGATGGCCTGCCTGTCTCTGTTTGAAACAGATGAACGGATGTCATTGTTTTTAAGTGGATGTTTATCCAGCATAAGTGCCAAAGTCAGGGCGATAATTCAGACAGATATATCAGCAAGCTGGACGCTTGGTGCGATTGCTCTACAGTTGCATATGAGTGAGAGTTTGTTAAAGACAAAACTGAAAAATGAAGGGGGCATGTTCAGTCGCTTGTTGCTGGAAGAGCGGATGCGTGTTGCTGTAAATATGTTATGTTCCCGGCATGGATATGGACAGGCTATAGCAGAAAAATGCGGTTATTCAAGCAGGTCCTACTTTATTTCTGTATTTCACCGCTATTATGGCTTCCCGCCAGACAGATATGTATCCAGGCAAGGGCTTGATTATTGATTTTCATCTGATTATTATTTTTTGGCTCGGCCCTTTAGCTCAGTGGTGAGAGCGAGCGACTCATAATCGCCAGGTCGCTGGTTCAAATCCAGCAAGGGCCACCATCACATACCGCCATTAGCTCATCAGGATAGAGCACCAGCCTTCGAAGCTGGTTGCGCGGGGTTCGAGTCCTCGATGGTGGTCCATTATCTGTACCCTGCGTTGTTAGCTCAACCGGACAGAGCAATTGCCTTCTAAGCAATCGGTCACTGGTTCGAATCCAGTACAACGCGCCAGACTTATTTTTCCCGGCTCGCTTTTGCGGGCCTTTTTTTAAATGTCTCACAATTCAGACGGTTGACAGTTGTCTGTTTTGCGGGGAGTTTGTCAAAAGAAACTGGCATGGTGAATCCCCCTGTGCGGAGGGGCAATCAGCGAGTAGGTATATGGGATAATCGCGGATTCAGGTGCTGGTACTGAATTCACCGGGAGGCACACGGCACCATGCAGTTGACTGAAACCATGTATACTCTCAGGCCCCACGCACATGTGTTGGGGCCTTTTTACATGCAAAAAAAAGCCCGCATATGGATACGGGCGGCAAGGAACAAAAAACGTGAAGTGATCTATTCAGCCAGTGGATAATACCCTGACGTTACCATATTGCGCAATCGCGCATTCTTTCTTTTTCGCTCCCCTTATAACTACGCCATCCGTTCGCTGCGGAGGTGAGGCTATGAAATCCATGGATAAAATTTCAACGGGCATTGCCTACGGCACCTCCGCAGGCAGTGCTGGCTACTGGTTTTTACAGTGGCTTGATCAGGTCAGTCCGTCACAGTGGGCTGCGATTGGTGTACTGGGGAGTCTGGTTCTGGGCTTCCTGACATATCTGACTAACCTGTATTTCAAAATCAGAGAGGACCGTCGTAAGGCTGCGCGGGGAGAGTAATTCAATGATTCAAAACTATGAACTGATTGTGAAAGGGATCCGCAATTTTGAGAATAAAGTTACGGTAACTTTAGCGTTACGGGACAAAAAACGCTTTGACGGTGAAATTTTTGACCTGGACATCTCGCTGGACCGTGTTGAAGGTGCCGCGCTGGGGTTTTATGAGGCAGCAGCCAGAAGGAGCATCAGACAGGTCTTCCTGGATGTTGCTGCCGGGTTATGTGAAGGGGATGAGCAGTCGCCGGAAAAGCGCCCCGTAATTTTAGAGGCGCAGAATGTGTGGATAACCTACAAAGGAAAGCTACCAGGAAGAATTACTGGTTCTCTGAAGACTCCTCCGGAATCACAACCTTAAGTCACTGACCAGAACAGATAAACCTGTCCGTGGGCAGAAACCGATAAATCCTGATAAATATCCATGAACGCAAAAATCAGATACGGCCTGTCGGCTGCCGTTCTGGCACTGATTGCCGTCGGTGCGCCCGCGCCTGATATTCTCGACCAGTTTCTGGATGAAAAAGAAGGTAACCACACAACGGCATACCGCGATGGTTCCGGCATCTGGACCATCTGCCGTGGTGCCATCATGGTGGATGGCAAACCTGTCGTTCCGGGCATGAAGTTGTCGAAGGAAAAATGCGACCAGGTTAACGCCATTGAGCGTGATAAAGCGCTGGCGTGGGTGGAGAAAAACATCAGAGTGCCGCTGACCGAACCCCAGAAAGCGGGGATCGCGTCATTCTGTCCGTACAACATTGGCCCCGGTAAGTGTTTCCCGTCGACGTTTTATAAGCGGCTGAATGCCGGTGATCGTAAGGGGGCATGCGAAGCGATTCGCTGGTGGATTAAGGATGGTGGGCGCGATTGCCGCATACGTTCAAATAACTGCTATGGGCAAGTTATTCGTCGTGACCAGGAAAGCGCATTAGCCTGTTGGGGGATAGAGCAGTGAGCAGAGTCGCCGCGATTATTTATGCTCTGGTTATCTGCACCATCGTCTGCCTGTCGTGGGCGGTCAATCATTACCGTGATAACGCCATTGCCTACAAAGAACAGCGTGATAAAAAAGTCAGTGAGCTGAAGCAGGCGAACGCCACCATCGCTGACATGCAGCAGCGTCAGCGTGATGTTGCTGCGCTCGATGCAAAATACTCGAGGGAATTAGCCGATGCGAGAGCTGAAAATGAAACTCTGCGTGCTGATGTTGCCGCTGGTCGTAAGCGCCTGCGGATCAACGCCACCTGCTCCGGTACCGTGCGTGAAGCCACCGGCACCTCCGGCGTGGATAATGCAACCGGCCCCCGACTGGCAGACACCGCTGAACGGGATTATTTCACTCTCAGAGAGCGGTTGATGCTGATGCAGAAGCAGCTGGAAGTGGCGCAGGAATATATCCGCACTCAGTGCCTGAAATAAGTTTTGCTGATGCGCGGTATTGTCGCCGTATTCCTGCATTAACAGAGACCGCAGCCCGACAGGGAGACTCCTCTGCGCGAGTGTGCGGGAATAATCAAAAACGATGCACACCGGGTTTTTACCGCGTTTATGGTTCGCGGGTTTGTCTCTCATGCTCGCCAGTCCTGTGCGGGGGTGGAAGAAACAGGACACTTACACAGATTCTTGTGGGCACGATGCTATGCCTTTCTGGATTATCCCGATGCCATTCATGCAAGGCGTTGTATCAGACGTTCGTCAGAGCTGTCAGGCTGACGGGTCCTCCCGGTGGGGTGGCCTGCCACGGGGCGGGAGCGTCGCGGAAAAAGACTAGTTTTTGCATTTCCATGGCGGCGGCAGCATGTTTGGTAATTTATTGATAATTAAAAGTTATTTCTCTTTTCACCTGTACAATATTTTTTTCTCCCTGTCATTAGATCAGTTTGCAATTAATTGAAATATATAAATAAACTTTATTTTCACCTGCCAGATGGAGTTGCTTATGTCAAATGTGAGCGGGATCGGTGATGCTTATTACTGGAGTGTTTTTAAAATCGCCGAGGCCTTTGGGCTTCACCGGGACACAGTAAAAAAACGGCTCCTCGCGGCCAACACTCCTGTGGCTGCGACTGTCAGGGGGAACCCCGTTTACGCCCTGCAGCATGTCGGGCCCGCCCTGTTTAGTGTGAAGCATGAGGCAGCAGACTCTGTTCATGATCCATCCCGTATGGAGCCGAAAGAGAGAAAGGACTGGTACCAGTCTGAAAATGAAAGGATCAAGCTGGAAAAGGAGCAGCGAAAACTCATCCCAGTTGATGAAGTAGTCATCGTCTATTCGTCCATGAGAAAGGCTGTCGTCCAGGTTCTGGAGACAATTCCGGATGTTCTTGAACGCGATTGCGCCCTGACTCCTCAGGCCGTCGGCGTTGTACAGCAGGCCATTGATGACCTGCGATACACTCTTCAGGAAAAATCCTACGAGGCTTGTGCTGCTGAATTAATTCCTGATGAGGAAGGAGAGAGTCTCTAGGAGGAATAATGGGTTTTTCATCAGCCCGAAATTTGGGAAGGGACATATCGGCAGGATTTTCCCCACCACGTCGCATGCCGATTTCGGAGGCTGTTAAAAAATTCATGCGTGTTCCCAAGGGGGCTGGTAACTCGGTGCCATGGGATCCTGAACTGACACCCTACATCATTGAGCCCATGAACTGCCTGGCATCGCGTGAATACGATGCGGTGATTTTTGTTGGTCCTGCGCGAACAGGGAAGACCATTGGTCTGATCGATGGATGGATTGTCTATACCATCGTTTGCGATCCTTCGGACATGCTCGTTGTGCAGATGACCGAAGATAAGGCCCGCGAGCATTCTAAAAAGCGCCTCGACAGAACGTTCAGAAGCAGTGCGGCGGTAAAGAAAAGAATGAGTCCACGTCGTAACGACAATAATGTCCATGATAAGACGTTCAGGGATGGCTCGTTCCTTAAAATTGGTTGGCCCTCGGTCAACATTATGTCGTCGTCGGATTACCGGTTTGTCGCCTTAACCGATTACGACCGTTTTCCGGAGAATATCGACAGCGAGGGTGATGGTTTTTCCCTGGCCTCAAAACGTACCACCACATTTATGTCCGCCGGGATGACTCTGGTGGAGAGCTCGCCGGGACGTGACATCTGCGACAGCAAATGGCGACGTAAGTCGCCTCATGAAGCGCCACCGACGACTGGTATTCTTTCCCTTTACAATCGTGGTGACCGCCGCCGCTGGTACTGGCCATGTCCGCACTGCGGTGAATATTTTCAGCCAGCTATGGATGCCATGACCGGCTACCGTAATGAACCGGATCCCTTTAAAGCTAGTGAGGCGGCGTATCTACTTTGCCCGCACTGCAGCGGCATTATCACTGCGGAGAAAAAGCGTGAGCTCAATAGTGCAGGAGTCTGGTTGCGTGAAGGTCAGGTCATTGATCGTAACGGCAACGTTTCCGGTGAACCGCGCCGCTCCCGTATCGCCAGTTTCTGGATGGAAGGGCCAGCTGCTGCGTATCAGACCTGGGCGCAACTGGTTTACAAATTACTGACTGCAGAACAGGAGTATGAAGCGACAGGAAGCGAAGAAACACTCAGGGCGGTTATCAACACCGACTGGGGATTGCCTTATCTTCCTCGTGCCAGCATGGAGCAACGAAAAAGTGAACTGCTTGAGCAGCGGGCAGAGCCAGTTCCTTCCCGCAGTGTTCCGGATGGCGTTAATTTCCTTGTGGCGACAGTGGATGTGCAGGCGGGACGTCATCGCCGTTTTGTGGTTCAGGTAACGGGCTATGGCAGCCGTGGCGAACGCTGGATTATTGATCGTTACAACATCACGCAGTCATTGCGCAGTGACTGCGACGGGGAGAGCCAGCGAATTGATCCGGCCAGCTATCCGGAAGACTGGGATGTCCTGCTGACGGATGTTTTTCATAAAAGCTGGCCGCTGGCCTCCGATCCTTCTCAACAAATGCGACTGATGGCAATGGCGGTGGACTCCGGCGGTGAAGACGGGGTCACTGATAATGCCTATAAATTCTGGCGTCGTTGCCGTCGTGATGGCCTTGGTAAACGTATTTACCTGTTTAAGGGCGACAGCATCCGGCGCGCAAAACTGATCAGCCGTACATTCCCTGATAACACCGGACGAACGGGCCGCCGGGCGCAGGCCGCAGGTGATGTGCCGCTCTGGCTTCTTCAGACGGATGCCCTGAAAGACCGGGTGAATAACGCGTTATGGCGTGACTCGCCAGGTCCAGGCTATGTGCATTTCCCTGACTGGCTGGGGAGCTGGTTTTACGACGAACTGACGTATGAAGAGCGGAGCAGTGACGGGAAATGGAGTAAGCCGGGTCGCGGTGCCAACGAAGCTTTTGACCTGATGGTGTATGCCGAGGCGCTGGTCATTCTGCATGGATACGAAAAGATCCGCTGGCCGGATGCACCGGAGTGGGCGAGCCGGGAAACCTGGCTGGAGTGTGTCCCAGACAGTACCGAACCGTCACCCTCACCGGAACCGGTATCCACGCCTGTTAAAAAACAAAAACGGAAGAAAACAGTAACTGACGATGTTAACCCCTGGCTGACTTCCGGAGGATGGTTATGAACCAGAATGATATCGAAGCCATGATTCAGCGTTATACGGAAGCTGAAATGGCGGTGCTGGACGGAAAATCCGTCACCTTTAATGGTCAGCAGATGACCATGGAAAACTTATCTGAGATCCGGCAGGGACGGCAGGAGTGGGAGCGCCGCCTTGCGGCTCTGATTACACGACGACGGGGGCATCCCGGGTACCGGCTGGCGAGGTTCTGATGGCAATTCTTGATGATGTGATTGGCGTTTTTTCACCAGGATGGAAAGCGGCAAGGCTGCGTTCCCGTGCGGTGATCCAGGCTTATGAGGCCGTAAAAACGACGCGGACACACAAAGCCCGGCGGGAGAACCGAACTGCCGACCAGTTAAGCCAGTACGGGGCCGTGTCGTTACGTGAGCAGGCCCGTTACCTTGATAACAACCACGATCTGGTTATTGGTGTATTTGACAAGCTGGAAGAACGGGTGGTGGGGAAAAACGGGATTATTGTCGAGCCACATCCGGTATTACGCAATGGGGCCATTGCCCGTGATCTGGCAGCGGAGATTCGCACCCGATGGAGTGAATGGTCTGTCAGCCCGGAAGTCACCGGGCAGTTTACCCGTCCGATGCTGGAACGTCTGATGCTGCGTACCTGGCTGCGCGATGGTGAGGTGTTTGCCCAGATGGTTTCCGGGCGCATAAACAGCCTGACGCCTTCTGCCGGTGTTCATTTCTGGCTGGAGGCGCTCGAGCCAGACTTTATTCCCATGACCAGTGATGAGAGCAACAGGCTGAATCAGGGCGTGTTTGTTGATGACTGGGGGCGTCCCGAAAAATATCTGGTGTATAAAAGTCGTCCTGTATCCGGACGGCAGATGGAAACCAAAGAAGTGGATGCAGAGCGAATGCTGCATCTTAAATTTGTTCGCCGTCTGCACCAGATGCGCGGGACGTCTTTATTGTCCGGTGTGCTGATCCGCCTCAGTGCCCTGAAAGAGTATGAAGATTCTGAGCTGACTGCAGCAAGGATCGCCGCTGCTCTGGGGATGTACATCCGCAAAGGCGACGGGCAGAGCTATGAACCGGATGGTAATGGCAGCAAGGATAAGGAACGCGAGCTTACCATTCAGCCAGGCATTATTTACGACGATCTGAAACCCGGCGAAGAAATCGGAATGGTGAAGTCGGATCGCCCCAATTCTAACCTTGAAACTTTTCGTAATGGTCAGTTGCGTGCCGTGGCGGCGGGCAGTCGTCTGAGTTTTTCCAGTACAGCGCGCAACTATAACGGCACTTACAGCGCCCAGCGTCAGGAGCTGGTTGAATCTACTGATGGCTACCTGATCCTGCAGGACTGGTTTATTGGTGCCGTCACCCGCCCGATGTATCGTGCCTGGCTGAAACAGGCTGTGGCATCCGGTGTTATCAGGCTACCCCGCGATCTTGACCGTTCTTCACTGTATACCGCGGTGTATTCCGGACCAGTGATGCCGTGGATTGACCCTGTTAAGGAGGCTGAGGCCTGGAAAATCCAGATTCGTGGTGGAGCGGCGACAGAATCAGATTGGGTACGTGCTGGTGGTCGTAATCCGGATGATGTCAAACGTCGGCGCAAGGCCGAAATTGATGAAAACCGCAAGCTGGATCTGGTATTTGATACCGATCCGGCCAGTGATAAAGGAGGCAGCAGTGCCGCAACGAAACGACAGGAGCCGCAGCACACCGACGACCAGTCCGAAGAATAATTCCTGGTTCAGGATGCAGGCTGGTCACCAGAGTGACGCGGATATTTATATTTATGACGAGATTGGTTTCTGGGGTGTTACAGCGAAGCAGTTTATCAGTGATCTGAATGCACTGGGCGATATCACCCACATTAATCTCCATATCAATTCACCGGGTGGCGATGTCTTTGAAGGCATAGCCATTTTTAATGCGCTGAAAACACATGGTGCGTCCATTACCGTTTATGTCGACGGTGTGGCGGCGTCAATGGCGTCGGTCATTGCGATGGTGGGAAACCCGGTCATTATGCCGGAAAACACCTTCATGATGATTCATAAACCATTTGGCTTTACGGGCGGTGATGCGGAGGACATGCGCACCTATGCCGACATGCTCGATAAGGTTGAGGCGGTTCTGTTACCCGCTTATGCACAGAAAACCGGGAAAACCACCGATGAAATTGCTGCCATGCTGGCGGATGAGACCTGGATGTCCGGTGCCGAATGTCTGGCACATGGATTTGCTGATCAGGTGACGCCAGCCGTTAAGGCAATGGCATGTATTCAGTCAAAACGTACAGAGGAATTTAAAAAGATGCCGGAATCCATTCGAAACATGATTACTCCGCCACGCAACAGTGCTCCACGCGTACAGGATGATGAACCTGCAGCCTCCCGGACGCCAGTGCAGGCAGCAGCACCCGTGGTGGATGAAAACAGTATCCGTGCGCAGGTACTGGCAGAGCAAAAAGCGCGTGTAAACGGTATTAATGATCTGTTTGCCATGTTTGGCGGGCGTTATCAGACGCTGCAGGCTCAGTGTCTTGCCGATCCTGAATGTTCGCTGGAGCAGGCCCGCGAAAAGCTGTTGAACGAGATGGGGCGCGAGTCCACGCCATCCAATAAAAATACACCGGCTCATATTTATGCCGGTAACGGTAATTTTGTGGGGGACGGGATCCGCCAGGCGCTGATGGCGCGTGCCGGATTTGAAAAAACCGAACGTGATAATGTCTACAACGGGATGACCCTGCGTGAATATGCCCGTATGTCACTGACTGAACGGGGTATTGGGGTTTCCAGTTATAACCCGATGCAGATGGTCGGTGCGGCGTTCACACACAGTACGTCTGACTTCGGTAATATTCTGCTGGATGTTGCGAACAAAGCCATTCTGCAGGGCTGGGAAGATGCTCCTGAAACCTATGAACAGTGGACGCGGAAAGGTCAGTTGTCTGATTTTAAAATTGCCCATCGTGTGGGTATGGGGGGCTTCAGTGCTCTGCGTCAGGTGCGTGAAGGGGCGGAATATAAATACGTCACCACCGGAGATAAACAGGCCACTATTGCACTGGCGACCTATGGCGAGCTGTTCAGTATCACCCGTCAGGCCATTATCAATGATGATCTGAATATGCTGACCGATGTCCCGATGAAACTGGGCCGTGCGGCGAAATCCACTATTGCCGATCTGGTTTATGCCATTCTGACGTCTAACCCGAAAATCTCCACAGATAATGTAAGTCTGTTCGATAAAGCGAAACATGCAAACGTACTGGAGAGCGCTGCAATGGACGTGGCATCGCTGGATAAAGCCCGCCAGTTGATGCGCGTTCAGAAAGAGGGGGAGCGTCATCTGAATATTCGTCCTGCGTTCGTACTGGTACCGACGGCGATGGAGTCTGTTGCTAACCAGGTCATTCGCTCCTCAAGTGTCAAGGGGGCTGACATTAACGCCGGTATTATTAACCCGGTGAAAGATTTTGCGACCGTTATTGCAGAGCCTCGTCTTGATGATAACAGCCAGACCACCTTCTACCTGGCTGCGTCAAAAGGCTCCGATACGATTGAAGTGGCTTATCTCAACGGTGTGGATACGCCATATATTGATCAGATGGAGGGCTTCAGTGTGGATGGCGTGACAACGAAAGTGCGTATTGACGCCGGTGTCGCGCCAGTTGATCACCGCGGTCTGGTGAAATGTACGGCGTAAACGTCGCAGATAACAACTCTGATGGCCCGTAAGGGCTTTTTTTGTACCTGAAATCAGCCCCTGAACGGGGCTGTGCGGAGACAGTTATGGCAAAGAATTTTGTAGAAGAAGGAAAAACGGTGGCGATTGTTGCCAGTGCAGCCATCAGCAGCGGAGATCTGGTGCAGGTGGGTGATGTTTTTGCGGTGGCGCTGACCGATATTCCACAGGGTGAAACAGGCGACGGCATGACCGAAGGTGTGTTTATGCTGCCTAAGCTGAAAACGGATGATATGAAAACGGGTAAGAAGGTTTATCTGAAGTCCGGAAAAGTTCAGCTGACTAACAGCGGCTCTGATCCGCTGGTCGGGGTTGTCTGGGCAGATGCCGGAACCAGTGCAGAAGAAGTGCCGGTAAAACTCAATGTCTGATCCCTTTTCCCGGCTGGCAGCGCGTATGGATGCGATCACGGTCAGAAAGATGGGAAAGACAGCCTCGATTAATGATGTCGATATGACTGTGATCCCGGGAGAAACACTGGCAGAGCTGAATGCTCTGTCCGGACCTGCGGTCTCTCTGGTGGTGTTTTCTTCGGGATACCGCCCACGGCGCGGGGATCGCGTTGTTTATGACGGACAACAATGGACGGTCACACGGCATGAACGCTTTAACGGTAAACCAATGATCTTTATTGAGTAAAGAGGTGTGGGATGAAGGGGCTTGAGAATGCCATCCGCAATCTGAACAGCCTTGATACCCGTATGGTGCCACAGGCCAGCGCATGGGCGATAAACCGTGTGGCACAGAAAGCGGTCTCGGTTGCCACCCGGAAGGTTGCCGGGAATACCGTTGCGGGAGATAACCAGGTGAAAGGGATCCCCCTGAAACTGGTACGTCAGCGTGTCCGGGTGTTTAAAGCCAGTCCGTCAGGAAAAATGACGGCCAGGATCCGCGTTAACCGGGGCAATCTGCCCGCCATCAAACTGAACACAACACGGCGGCGTGCTGGTGAAGGACTGAGAGTGGGAAAATACTTTTTCCGGGGGGCATTTGTTCAGCAACTGGCGAATGGCCGCTGGCATGTTCTGAGGCGTCTTCCTGAAGCGCGTTTTGCAACAGGGCATGACCATCAGGGCAGGCCAAGAAAAAATCGTCTTCCTGTGGAGGTAGTGAAAATCCCGCTGTCCGGACCGCTGACACAGGCATTTGAAGATGCCCGCGACCGCATCATTGCTGCGGAAATGCCGAAACAGCTGGGGTATGCACTGAAACAACAACTGAGATTATGGCTGACCCGATGAACCGACATACACAAATCCGCCAGGTCGTACTGGCACGCCTTCGGGAACAGTGTGGAGACAGCGCCACGTTTTTTGACGGGCTTCCGGCATTTATTGATGCGCAGGAACTGCCTGCCGTGGCGGTGTGGCTGAGTGATGCTCAGTACACCGGAAAAATGACGGATGAAGATGACTGGCAGGCTGTTCTGCATATTGCTGTCTTCATCCGGGCACAGGCACCGGATTCAGAGCTGGATATGTGGATGGAGAGCACCATTTTCCCGGCCCTGAATGATGTACCGGCACTTTCCGGACTCATCGACACCCTGATCCCACTCGGTTTTAACTATCAACGTGATAATGAGATGGCCACCTGGGCGATGGCGGAAATCACGTACCAGATCACGTACACGAATTAAGGAGGTGGCAATGACCACACCAAATCCACTGGCAAAGACGAAAGGTGCGGGGACGACGTTCTGGATGTATACCGGCAACGGCGACGCATTTGCGAACCCTTTGTCGGACACTGACTGGCTGCGTCTTGCGATGGTGAAGGATCTGCAACCTGGCGAAATGACCGCTGATGCAGAAGATGATACTTATCTCGATGATGAAGATGCAGACTGGAAAACGACAACCCAGGGGCAGAAATCAGTCGGTGATACTTCGGCGACGCTGGCCTGGCGTCCGGGTGACAGCGGGCAGAAAAAACTGGTTCAGTTGTTCGACTCCGGTGAAGTCTGCGCGTTTCGTATCAAATATCCCAACGGTACTGTTGATGTTTTCCGTGGCTGGCTGAGTTCACTGGGTAAAACCATTGCCTCAAAAGACGTGATGACCCGCACTGTGAAAATCAGCGGTGTGGGGCGTCCGTATCTGGCAGAGGAAGGCACTGAAACAGTGAGCGTTACCGGGCTGACGGTGGCACCGGCATCTGCCAGTGTAAAAGTGGGAGCAACCACCACGCTGACCTTTACAGTAAAACCTGACGGAGCCAGTGACAAAGCGATCAGTGTGCATTCGTCAGATCCACAGACTGCCACGGTGACCCTGAACGGGCTTGTAGCCACGGTGAAAGGCGTGAAGCAGGGCAGTGTCAGCATTGTGGGCATGACCGCTGACGGGAATTTTGTGGCTGTGGCTGCGGTGACTGTCAGCGCCGCAGGTTAACAGGACGATACTTATCATTTGCCCCGGTTATCCGGGGCTTTTTTGCAGGTGGAGAACATGATGTTTCTGAAACAGGGCACGTTTAATTATGAAAAACAGTCCGTGGTGCTCAGTGAGCTGTCCGGGCTGCAGAGAATTGAATATCTGGCGTTTGTTCAGCAGCGAACGGCAAAGTTTGATGCCGGTGAGGGAGAACTGCCGGAGGCTGAACGACAGATTGCTTTTCTGCGGATGGGGATGGATATCAATGCCTGGCTGGTTTCCCGCTCACTGTGGAATGCGGATCAGTCTAAGGATGTAGAGACGCTTTGCGCATCCGTTATTACAACATGGTCGTATGATGCCCTGGGTGCGGGGGCGGAGATGGTTCTGTCGCTGAGCGGTATGGGGGCCATTGATAATGCCGGGGATGATGAGCATGAGGCGCTGACGCCGGAAAAGTCCTGACGCGGGAAATGCAGTTTGTCATGCGGCTTGCCCGGGAGTTCCGGCGGGCAGACTGGCGGCGGATGCTGTCGGAAATGTCGGCCACTGAGCTTGGTGAGTGGGGCGATTATTTCCGGATGCAGAGCTTCAGTGATGTGTGGATGGATGCGCAGTTTGCCTCGCTGAAGGCATTGATCGTGAGAATGGTGTCCGGCAGCAGTGATGCTGCGGTGGCTGATTTCAGCCTTTTACCGGAAGAGAACGGGATACCGGAGCGAACGGACGAAGAACTGATGCATCTTGGGGAAGGTATTTCCGGAGGTGTGCGTTATGGACCAGATAGCCAACCTGGTCATTGATTTGGGGATTGATGCGGCAGAGTTTAAAAATGAAATTCCCCGTATCAAAAACCTTCTGAATGGTGCAGCCAGCGATGCAGAACGGTCTTCTGCCCGTATGCAGCGTTTTATGGAGCGTCAGACTCAGGCCGCCCGGCAGACAACGCAGGCGGCTTCTTCGGCTGCAACAGCCGCATCCGTTCATGCGCAGACGGTGGAGAAGAACGCACAGGCTCATGAACGCATGGCCCGTGAGGTGGAGAAAACCCGCCAGCGCATGGAGGCACTGAGCCAGAAAATGCGCGAGGAACAGGCGCAGGCCATGGCTCTGGCGGAGGCTCAGGATAAAGCGGCTGCTGCGTTTTATCGTCAGATTGACAGTGTGAAACAGGCCAGTGCGGGGCTGCAGGAATTACAGCGTATTCAGCAGCAGATCCGACAGGCCAGAAACAGTGGCGGGATTGGTCAGCAGGATTATCTGGCGCTGATTTCTGAGGTTACTGCGAAAACCCGTGTTCTTACACAGGCTGAGGAAGAGGCTACCCGACAGAAAGTGGCGTTTATCCGTCAGCTTAAAGAGCAGGCAACCCGCCAGAATCTTTCTTCTTCTGAGTTGCTTCGTGCTAAGGCTGCCCAGCTGGGGGTAAGCAGTGCTGCAGAAGTGTATATCCGCAAAATGGAGCAGGCAGGAAAAGCCACGCATTCGCTGGGGCTGAAAAGTGCAGCGGCCCGTCAGGAGATAGGCGTTCTGATAGGTGAACTGGCCCGCGGAAATTTAGGTGCGCTGAGGGGATCCGGAATAACGCTGGCTAACCGTGCCGGGTGGATAGACACATTGATGTCACCGAAAGGCATGATGCTTGGCGGGGTTATTGGCGGTATTGCCGCGGCTGTCTATGGCCTGGGTAAAGCCTGGTATGACGGTCAGAAGGAGGGGGAAGAATTTAACCGCCAGCTGTCGCTGACGGGGCATTATGCCGGAGTCACTGCCGGGCAGCTGTGGACGCTCAGTCGTGCTATTTCCGGGAATGGTATCACGCAACATGCTGCAGCCGGTGCGCTGGCTCAGGTGGTGGGGAGTGGTGCATTTCGTGGAAACGATATCGGTATGGTGGCGAGAGCTGCCGCACAGATGGAGCGATCGGTTGGCCAGTCGGTCAGCGATACCATAAATCAGTTTAAGCGGCTGAAGGATGATCCTGTAAATGCCGCGAAGTCTCTGGACAATGAGCTGCATTTTCTTACTGCCACTCAGCTTGAGCAGATACGCGTCCTTGGAGAGCAGGGGCGGTCCAGTGATGCGGCACGGATAGCCATGTCTGCACTGGCAGAGGAAACCGGTCGGCGTACTGCGGATATTGATAATAACCTCAATGCGCTGGGCAGTACGCTGCAAACTTTGTCTGACTGGTGGAAGCAGTTCTGGGATGCGGCCATGAATATTGGTCGTGAAGATTCGCTGGATGCGCAGATTGCCACTTTGCAGGAGAAAGTGTCGCGGGCGAAAAGACTCCCCTGGACGGCATCATCTTCTCAGGTTGAATACGATCAGCAGCGTCTTAACGATCTTCAGGAGAAAAAACGCCAGAAGGATTTGCAGGATGCAAAAGAGCAGGCAGAGCGGAATTATCAGGAGCAACAGAAACGCCGTAATGCTGAAAATGCTGCACTGAACCGGATGAATGAAACGGAAGCTGCACGACATCAGCGTGAAATTGCGCGTATTAATGCCATGCAGTACGCCGATCAGGCTGTCAGGGATGCTGCGATACAACGTGAAAATGAACGTTACGAGAAAGCCCTGGCATCCGGTAAGAAAAAAACACGCGAAACCCGTAATGATGAGGCCACCCGGTTATTGCTGCAGTACAGCCAGCAACAGGCACAGGTGGAAGGACAGATTGCTGCTGCAAGACAGTCAGCAGGCATTGCCACTGACAGGATGACAGAAGCGCATAAACAGCTTCTGGCTCTGCAGCAGCGCATCAGCGATCTGGACGGGAAAAAACTGACGGCAGATGAAAAGAGTGTGCTGGCCCGTAAAGATGAACTGATTCAGGCACTGACGCTGCTGGATGTAAAACAGCAGGAGCTTCAGAAACAGACGGCACTCAACGATCTGAAGAAAAAAACAATTCAGCTGACCAGTCAACTGGCTGAAGAAGAGCGCGCTCAGCGTCAGCAACATGACCTGGATATCGCCACGGTGGGTATGGGTGATCAGCAGCGGCAGCGATATCAGGTACAACTGAGTCTTCGCCAGAAATACCAGCAACAGCTGGAGCAGTTGAGGCGGGATAGTGAGCAGAAAGGGACATATAACACGGATGACTACAGAAAGGCCGAGCAGGCGCTGACGGAGAGCCTGAACCGACAACTGAATGAGAATCACCGTTACTGGCAACAGCTTGAAATTGCTCAGGGTAACTGGAAAAACGGTGCTATGCGGGCGTTTCAGAATTTCACGGCAGATGCGGATAATGCGGCAGGCACTGCTGAGCAGATGCTTACAGCGGCATTTAACAGTGCAGGTAATGCACTGGCAACGTTCTGTACTACCGGAAAACTGAACTTCAAATCTTTTACCGCCTCGCTCCTTTCTGATCTGGCAAAAATCATGGCTCAGATGTCCATGATGCAGGCAGTTAAGGGGATTGGTTCGGCGTTTGGCTGGGGGAGTGCAGCAACTGCCAGTGTGACGCCCAATGCTGATGGTGGTGTTTATCAGTCTGCTGATTTGAGTCGCTACAGTGGCACGGTGGTTAATCGTCCGACGTTTTTTGCTTTTGCAAAAGGTGCAGGTGTGATGGGGGAAGCTGGGCCTGAAGCCATTCTGCCTCTGCGTCGTGGTGCTGACGGTAAGCTGGGGGTTGTGGCGGATATTGGTGGTTCAGGTATGGCGATGTTTGCCCCGCAGTACAACATCGAGATCAATAACGATGGCACGAACGGGCAGATAGGTCCGGCTGCCCTGAAGGTGGTTTATGATCTCGGGAAAAAAGCAGCAGCGGACTTTATGCAACAGCAGTCCCGTGATGGTGGTCTGTTCTCCGGAGGTGGACGATGAAAACCTTCCGCTGGAAAGTGAAACCCGGGATGGATGTGACATCGGCTCCTTCCGTCAGGGAGGTGCGCTTTGGTGATGGCTATTCCCAGCGTGCGCCTGCCGGGCTGAACGCTGACCTGAAAACGTACAGCGTGACGCTGTCTGTCTCCCGTGAGGAGGCCACGGCGCTGGAGTCGTTTCTGGCTGAGCACGGGGGCTGGAAGGCCTTTCTGTGGACGCCGCCTTATGGCTACCGGCAGATAAAGGTGACCTGTGCCGGGTGGTCTGCGCGGGTCGGGATGTTGCGCGTTGAGTTCAGCGCGGAGTTTAAGCAGGTGGTGAACTGATGCAGGATATCCGACAGGAAACACTGAATGAATGCACCCGTGCGGAGCAGTCTGCCAGCGTGGTACTCTGGGAAATCGACCTGACGGTACAGGGCGGTGAGCGGTATTTTTTCTGTAATGAGCTGAATGAAAAAGGGGAGCCGGTCACCTGGCAGGGGCGTAAGTATGAGGCATACCCGATTGACGGCAGCGGCTTTGAGATGAACGGTCGGGGCAGCAGTGCCCGCCCGTCGCTGACGGTGTCCAATCTGTTTGGCCTTGTCACCGGGATGGCGGAGGACCTGCAGAGTCTGGTGGGGGCCACGGTGGTCCGCCGCCGGGTGTATGCCCGTTTTCTGGATGCGGTGAATTTCGTTGCGGGCAATCCGGAGGCGGACCCGGAGCAGGAGCTGAGTGACCGCTGGGTGGTGGAGCAGATGTCGCAGCTGACAGCCATGACGGCCTCGTTTGTGCTGGCCACACCGACCGAGACGGACGGGGCGCTGTTTCCCGGTCGTATCATGCTGGCGAACACCTGTATGTGGACCTACCGCTCTGATGAGTGTGGTTACACGGGCGGGGCTGTGGCGGATGAGTTCGACAACCCCACCACGGATATCCGTAAGGACAGATGCAGCAAGTGCATGCGCGGGTGTGAACTGCGCAGGAATGTCGGCAATTTTGGCGGTTTCCTTTCCATTAATAAACTTTCGCAGTAAATCCCGGTTTATGACACAGACTGAATCAGCGATTCTGGCGCATGCCCGGCGGTGTGCGCCTGCGGAGTCGTGCGGCTTCGTGATAAGCACGCCGGAGGGGGAGCGGTATATCCCTTGTGTGAATATTTCCGCAGAGCCGGAGGCGTATTTTCGTATCGCACCGGAAGACTGGCTGCGGGCAGAGATGCAGGGGGAGATTGTGGCACTGGTCCACAGTCATCCCGGTGGGCTGCCCTGGCTGAGCGAGGCTGACCGGCGGCTGCAGATAAAAAGCGCACTGCCCTGGTGGCTGGTCTGCCGGGGTGACATTCACAAATTCCGCTGTGTGCCACATCTGACAGGACGGCGCTTTGAGCACGGGGTGACGGACTGTTACACGCTGTTCCGGGATGCTTATCATCTGGCGGGGACTGAGATGCCGGATTTTCATCGCGAGGATGACTGGTGGCGTCACGGTCAGAATCTCTATCTGGATAATCTGGAGGCCACAGGGCTGTATCAGGTGCCGTTGTCAGCGGCGCAGCCGGGCGATGTGCTGCTGTGCTGTTTTGGTTCATCGGTGCCGAATCATGCCGCCATTTACTGTGGTGACGGCGAGCTGCTGCACCATATTCCTGAACAACTGAGTAAACGGGAGAGGTATTCCAAAAAATGGCAACGACGAACGCATTCTGTCTGGCGTCACCGCCACTGGCACGCATCTGCCTTCACGGGGATTTACAACGATTTGGCCGCCGCCTCAGCCTGTATGTGAACACGGCAGCGGAAGCCATTCGCGCCCTGTCGATGCAGATGCCGGGCTTTCGCCGTCAGATGAACGAAGGCTGGTACCAGATACGTATTGCCGGTTATGACACGGCACCGGAGGCGGTGTACGCCCGTCTTCACGAACAGCTGGGTGAGGGAACGGTCATCCACATTGTGCCGCGACTGGCCGGGGCCGGAAAGGGTGGACTGCAGATTGTGCTGGGGGCGGCAGCCATCGTGGGCTCTTTCTTCACGGCCGGTGCCTCGATGGCGTTATGGGGTACAGCCCTGAGTGCCGGTGGTTTTTCTGCCACCACGATGCTGTTTTCACTGGGGGCCAGCATGATACTGGGCGGTGTGGCCCAGATGCTGGCCCCGAAGGCAAAAACACCGGATTACCGCGCAACGGATAACGGCAGACAGAACACGTACTTTTCCTCGCTGGATAACATGATTGCCCAGGGGAACCCGATGCCGGTGCCTTACGGGGAAATGCTGGTTGGCTCCCGCCGTATATCCCAGGACATCAGCACCCGTGATGAAGGCGGGGGCGGAAAGGTCGTGGTTATCGGGCGGCAGGGGTAAAAAGAATAAAAAAATCCCGCAGTGATCGCGGACAGGAACTGCGGGAGAGTTACGAAGATTAAGTGTAAGGAATTATTCTTATATCACGACAAAAAAATTAACGCAGAGAAATTATACGCGCCACAGTCAGTTTGTGAAAATGTGAAGATATTCAGAATTTTTATTCAGTCATGATACAGGCATCCTCCGGGGTGCCTGTTGTTTTTTGGGCATAAACAGATTCAGACATCAGACAGGAGAGGGGGAGCGAGTGGGTAAAGGTGGCGGTAAGGCGCACACACCGCGCGAGGCGAAGGATAATCTCAAATCCACGCAGATGATGAGTGTGATTGATGCGATTGGTGAGGGACCGATAGAAGGTCCGGTGAAGGGACTGCAGAGTATCCTGGTGAACAAAACCCCGCTGACGGACACGGACGGTAATCCCGTGATACACGGTGTGACTGCGGTCTGGCGTGCCGGGGAGCAGGAGCAGACACCACCGGAAGGCTTTGAGTCCTCCGGTGCTGAAACCGGACTGGGCGTGGAAGTGACGAAGGCAAAACCGGTGACGCGCACCATTACGTCCGCGAACATTGACCGCCTGCGGGTTACCTTCGGAGTGCAGTCACTGGTGCAGACCACGTCAAAGGGCGACCGTAATCCTTCCTCTGTCCGGATTCTGATTCAGTTACAGCGTAATGGCCGCTGGGTGACGGAAAAGGACGTCACCATTAACGGCAAGACCACCTCGCAGTTCCTGGCCTCGGTGATTCTGGATAATCTGCCTCCCCGGCCCTTTAACATCCGGATGGTCAGGGAGACGGCGGACAGCACCACGGACCAGCTGCAGAATAAGACGCTGTGGTCGTCATACACTGAAATCATCGATGTGAAACAGTGCTACCCGAACACGGCCATTGTGGGGCTGCAGGTGGATGCGGAGCAGTTCGGCGGC